TACGTGGTTCGACCTTAACGATATAGATCCAGCCGCACCACTAGATATTTTAGATGATGCAATATGGTGGCTCAAAAAAAGAGGGTTGCTGGTGGAATGTCCCACCGCACCGAATATTGTTCGCGCTGTGCATCGGCGCTAAAATAATTGGAAGGAGAGCCAATAAAATGAAAATACTGGCAGTAGATATTCAGGAGCATGGGGCGAACTATCTAATTTCAGAAGATGGTGTCGATGTGAGAAATGGCAGCGTCACATCCCTGCGAGACATAATACTCGTTGCCTCCTCAAATGATGTTGAAAAAAAGAATGTGCTGATTGATTGCGGATATAAAACGGCCAAAGTTTTGCGGCTTTGTCATGCTAAAGGATATACGGCCGTTAAAATGTTTTCCAGAATAGGGGAGGGTTTATATCTTGCTGCTGAGATTAGAGGTGTGCCTGTCTTTAGAATTGAAAACCCAACGCTTGAGCCGCCATCTGATCCTCTTTCTGACTGTAGGGTGATGATAGAGAAATGGCTAAAATTTCTCAGCAAAGATGATGAAGGTGATGGCGCTGTTTTTATTACCAAGGCTGCCGACACCGTTCCAGATCGCTTTGAATGCGAAATAGAGAAAGGGCTTGAAATGATACCAATATTAATTGATCACGACATCACGAAGGTTATCGGAAAATTTGAAATAGATGAAAATGGCGCTGCGTTTGTTGTTTTTTCAGATGAGGCCAGAGTGACGCGACACATGTTTTTTGACATGATGGGCGTTGGTGCTGTCCTTGTTGATCTGTTTAAAATTGATGGCATCGAATATGTGAAAAAGGCCAGAATTGTCGAATTTTCAGTAGAGAAAAAATTTGAGGTAAACGCTCTCATTTATTTGTTTTCAGCAGAGTGTTGTGTCATTGAGGTTGGAGCAACAGTGTCTAAAAAAGAGTTGTACGCCAGCTATTGCGAATATGCGAAAAAAGAAGGTGATAAAACTTGGTCGGCGAAGGTATTTGACGATTTTCTTCGTCGCAGTTTTCAGGTTATTAGTGTTGGCCGCGCAGCAGAAACTGACAAAAAATCACCAAGAGAACGTGTTTATTTTGGAATCAGGTTAAAAGAAAAATAACAAAACTCACCATCAAAAAACCGCCCCGACTGCAAATCGGGGCGTTTTTATTCCAAAAATTATTCCACTCCATTTGCAACAAAAATCTGCAAAAAACCACTTCCCTTAGAAATTTTTTAACCAGAAGCTACCAGAAGCTACCAGAAGCCCCCTTTAAAACCTCATAAAAACTATGCCAGCATAAGGGCATGGAAAATCTCACTCACATACCAGCGCAATTTTATGCCGGTGACACACTCACCTTCACACGCTCATTGGCGGCTTATAGTGCCGCCGATGGTTGGGTGCTGAAATACGTGTTAAACGGCCCCAAAGTTGTCGAATTTTCCACCACTGCAGTTGGCTCAAGCCATGTTGCCAATGTCCCTTTTGCTGATACCGAAAATTGGACGCCCGGCACCTACACCATTGTTGAAAAAGCTGAAAAAGACGGCCAGCGTTTTACCACTGGCACAGGTCTTATCCAAATAAGTGCAAACCCCACCGCCGTTGCCGATGGTAGCGATAATCGACCCCACTGTAAAAAAATGCTCGATGCTATTGAGGCGACTCTGGAAGGTTGCGCTACCAAGAAACAGCTTAAATATACCTACAACGGCACGGCTGTCGAGTATGTAGACATCAACACACTTATTACGGCTCGTTCAAAATACGCCCGGGAGTGGTCTATCTATCAAAAAAAGCAAGCGGGAACCAATGGCCGCTATATCAAAATGAGGTTTTCATGATGAGTACCCCTTTTATCGTTATCGCCATTGCTGTTGTTTGTGTGTTGCTTTTCGCGTTGCTGTTACCAAAACAGCAAAAGGCGTTATCAAAACAGCAAAAGGCGTTATCAATTGAAACCGTCTACCTCATTGGCCGCATACGAATCCCAGCTGGGCCTCGCACCGTGTGGGATGTAATTGGTGTGGTGGCAAACAAAGAGCAAGCTGTTAGCGCCTGCACCACCGAAACCCATTTTTACCTTTTACAAACTGTTGGCTCCCTCAATAACGATAGCGCCGTAACTGCAGCACCACTGGTATTCCCCGTGCGCGCAGCAAAACAGGCAAAACAGGCAAAACAGGCAAAAAAGGCGGAGGCTAACCCATGCCGTTAATGATTGCCGATGGTCGCCGAAAAACTCGCAGCTTTGAGGCCGCTAAATCTGGTCGCCTCAGCTCAATTGGTATGCACAGCAATAGCTACGATTCCGATATTCGTGCCGCGCTGCGCCCATTGCGAAGCAAAAGCCGCTGGCTATTTGAAAACAACGATTACGCCAAGCAGTTTTACCGCTTGCTCAAAGTCAACATCGTTGGCCCTAAAGGGATACTGCTACAAAACAAAGCTGTCATCGCAAACGGTGATCCAGATAAAGCCACCAACGACACCGTTGAAGCTGGTTGGCTAGATTTTGGCAAGCGCGGTATTTGCGATGTCACAGGTAAATTAAGCTGGCTTGAAAGCGAGTGGCTGTTTGTCGAAACCATCGCCCGTGATGGCGAATGCCTCATTGAATTGGTCGATGGCTTCCCAAACAAATACGGCTTCGCTATCCGTTTCATTGAAGCCGATCACCTCGATGAAAACCTTAACCAGGTACTGCGTAATGGCAACAAGATCCGCATGGGTATCGAGTTCGATAAATGGGACCGCCCCGTTGCTTATCACCTATTACAAAATCACCCTGGGGACGTTGGCGGTTTCGGTTCAAGCGCCACCTTTGGCAACAGATACCGTCGAGTGCCAGCCGATCAAATGATCCACGCATTTTTAACTGAGCGCGTTCGTCAATCTCGCGGAGTGCCCTGGTCACATACCACCATTCGCCGTTTATCTCAGCTTGATGGTTTTGAAGAGGCTGCACTCACTGCCGCCCGTGCTGGCGCTAGCAAAATGGGCTTTTTTACCCAAGCAAGCCCCGATATTGGTGACGATGATCACGAATATTCAGGCGATGAGATCGATGGAAATGGCGATGTCATCACCGATATTGAACCGGGTGTGCTGGAGAAGCTCCCCGTTGGTTGGGATTTTAAAGAATTTAACCCCGGCTACCCCAACGGCGATACCGAACCATTCACAAAATTACAGCTTCGCGGTGCCGCTTCAGGTTGGGGCGTTGCCTACCATGCCCTTACGGGCGATTTGACCGATGTCAACTTTAGCAGCATCCGTCAAGGGGAACTCAACAGCCGCGATGTGTGGAAATTCTTTCAGGCATTTACCTCGAGTATTTTCAGCGAGCGGGTAAAAACCGCCTTTTTGCGTAACGCCATGCTCAATCAATCGGTGCCGCTGCAGTTAGCGCAGTTCGAGCGCATCAACCAATCGAAATGGTGCCCTCGCGTGTGGGCTTGGGTCGATCCCGTTAAAGACCTCAACGCTTTTTATTTAGAGGCGCGCACTCGTAGCATCGGTGGAATGTTAGCCGAACGCGGCATTGATCTGTATGAAGAACTCGATCAAATGGCCGATGAACGTGCATATGCCAAAGCAAAAGGGATCAATCTCGAACAAATTTTAGCACCAGGAGGGAAAATAAATGCCACAGCCCCAGTTGCAAAATAACAGCCGTCACCTCCCTGATGGGATGAACTTTCGTAGCTTTTCATTGCGCGCCAATAACGATGGTGTGCCGTCTACTCTCGATGAAGAAACCCGCAGCGTTGAAGTCGTTGCCGCCACCGAGGAGCCTGTTGCCGTATTTGATTACGAGCGTTGGGAGCGGGTGAACGAAGTCTTGCTTATGAGCGGCTGCGTCATCCCCGAAAATCGCCAAGTGGTGCTACTCGATACCCATTGGCGCGGCCTTGTTGAAAGTATTTTAGGCAGTTGCCGTGGTTTGGCCGTTAAAGGCAATCAGCTCATTGGCCGCAGTCATTACAGCGAAGCCGATGAAGCCGCTGGCGCATGGCTCCGGACCAAAGAGGGGCACCTTACCGATTATAGCTGTGGTTACGTTGTTGAAGAATCGTACTGGATTCCCGCAGGAGAACGTCAAGTTATTCAGGGCCGTGCATTTGATGGCCCGTTAAAAGTTACTACAAAATGGAGAATCACCGAATTATCCGCATGTCCAATCGGCGCAGATGAGCGCAGTAAGGCCCGAGCGGCAAACCATCCTTCAAAGGAGCGAATTATGCCACAACCAGAAGTAACACCCCCAACGCCTGCACCGGCTGCCGAGCCTACCCGCGCTGCCGCAACCGTACCAGCCACACCAAACGCTGAACAGATCCGTGCCGATGAGCGCAAACGCGCTGCTGAAATCGGTGCTATTGGCAATCAATTTGCCACCACGCCCGGTGTTAGCGATCTATGTCGTCAATTTACTGAAAACGGGCAATCTGTCGATGCGTGCCGTGCAGCGGTAATGCAAAAAATTGGCATTCGCGCTCAGGCTGATGACTTGCCAGATCCCGTTGGCGACATGCTCAACCAACGCGAAGATGGCGTCTTTAGTATCGTTCGTGCCCTTAACCTTGCTGCTTACGGTGGTGAAGGGATGGAGCGTGATATTTCCGATCAAATCGGCAAGCAATTGGGCCGTAGCACCGACGGTATCTTTATCCCAACCAGCCTAAGCGTTCGCGCCCCAGCTGTTGCGGGTGTCGATGCACAAGGTGGTCACACTGTGCCTACCATCCAAATGCCAATCATCGAGCTATTGCGTAACCGCATGATGGTTAAAAAGCTTGGTGCTCAGGTTCTTGGTGGCCTTAGTGGTGATCTTAAATTCCCACGTCAAGAAGGCACAGCAACACTCAACTGGTCGGGTGAAAACCCTGGCTCTGATACAGCTGATACCGATATGACAGGCTATTTCGGTCAGGTCGGTATGTCACCTAAATCGGCCATTGCCACCATCCCTTATGCCAAGCAGTTGCTGGCTCAATCGTCAATGGATATTGAGCAGTTTTTCCGCAACGATCTTGCAAAAATCAATGCTCTTGGGCTTGATCTGGCGGCTATTTATGGATCCGGCGGTGATCAGCCTACAGGTATCTTGAATACCAGTGGCATCGGCTTGCTCGCTGGTTTAGCAAATGGTGTAGCGCCTAGCCATCAAATGATGATCGACCTCGAAACAGAGTTGGCTGTCGATAACGCCGATGAAGGCACAATGGCTTACCTGTTTAACGCTAAAACCCGTGGCACTCTCAAGAACACCGAGGTCACTGCAAACTCTGGCCGCATGGTTTGGGGTAAAGGCAGTGAAAAAGGTTTGGGTGAGGTCAACGGCTACCGTGCTGGGGTCTCCAACCAAATGCCTGGCAATCTCACTAAAGGAACTGCCGATAGCATTTGCAGTGCCGGTATTTTTGGTAATTGGGCTGATCTGCTCATTGGTGAGTGGGGCGTTATTGAGATCATTATTGATCCGTACACCCTCAAAAAGCAGGGCCTTGTCGAAATGACCAGCACCATGCTGTGCGATATCGCCGTGCGCCACCCTCAATCCTTTGCGGCTGTTAAAGACATCCTCAATAACTAACGGAGGCGACATTGGCTAAAAAATTCAAGTACAACAAAATCGTCACCACCGTTGCCACCGTTATTAGCGGGAAAGATATCCCCGCCACTACGGTTATCACCGTCAACGGTGATGGTGCTCAAATTCTATCGCCAGTGGCATCAATGCTGGTCAATAGCGGTAAAGCCGTCGAAGCCACTGAAGAGAATGTGGCCAAGATCAGGGCGCAAATGGCCTCAGCAACAAAAGCAGCAAAAGAGAGAGCCAAGCCGCAAACCGATGCTCAATTGCTCAAGGCAGCTAACCTAGCGGTTAAGCAGGTCGCTGTGCTCAACGAGCAAGTTGGTGCGTTGACCGAACAGGTTGTCGCTTTAACTGAACGACTCGCTGAGGTCGAAGGTCAGCTTGCTGAAGAAGCTGAAGAGGTAGCCAGCGACAAGACCGAAGAAGGTACCGCAGCAGGTAACTAGCTCCACCGCTGGATAATTCCAGCACCCTTGGGGTAGGCGGTATTCCTCCGCCGCCTGCCCGTTTTTTTAACTTTAACCGTCACGAGGTCAGCTTTGTCCGAATGCCAAACTGAAAAAAATAATGAAACAGGCACAGGCTGCGAATCAGCTGATCGTGCGGCCTCGGCAGCGGTAAAGAAAACCTTTGCCATCCTCGGTGTCAATATCGATGAGCCGTGCGAGGTGAGGGATTTTCAAGAGTCGCTACGCTTTGGCGATAAGCTGCGCAAGGCTGCTGATAAGGGCTTTCTGTTTGTTGTTGCTGCGGTTGTTGTGTTGACGGTGGTGGCATTGATCACCGATGCCAAGATTAAGTTGGGGGTAGGATAATGCCAAAATTTTCCGATTCAAGTAAGGCCAAACTCGCCACCTGTCACCCTGATCTGCAGCGGTTGTTTAACGAGGTGATCAAACATCGTGACTGCACGATCGTAAGTGGTCGACGCGGTGAGTTGGAGCAAAACAA